ATCACCTAACCGGCTGGGGAGGTTGTGAGCCTCCCCTTTTCTACAAAAATTAGGAGAACGAGATGAGCAATGCTGTAGCAGATGAAATCTTACAGGATTTTGCGAACAATGCACGGCAATGGAGCGAAACTCAGCAAGGCGACCACGGCACTCCCGGGGACGAAAAGCTGATTGTGCGCTTCGAAGATCATCCCCATTTAGATGACGCCGCAAGCAGAGATGCGAACCGGCCCATCTTCAAGATGATGCCGTACATCAAGATCATGATTCCTGGGGATAAGGACACGCAGATTCATCGTCCAGTCAGGGAGGGGGATAAGACAAGATTTGCGAAAGCTTGGCTCGCATTCCAGTCGGGTCAGTCCCAAGTGCAGGGATTCCCGCTGAGCGAGTGGCCGAAGATTACGCGAGCTCAGGTGGAGGAATTGAAGTATTTCAATATCCGCACCATCGAAGATCTCGCGAACGTCAACGATTCGCAAACGCACCGTTTCATGGGAATACACCAGCTTCGTGACGAAGCACGTCGTCACCTGGAATTACTCAAGGAAGCGGAACCTCTCAATCATGTCCAGGCCGAGTTGAAGGCCCGGGACGAGACCATCGCTACAATGCAGGCTCAAATCGCGGCTCTTATGGCTCGGCGTTCCGCCGAGGATGAGACTCCTCCGCCCGAAAAGGCGGAGGTTCCTTCTAAGGGGAAGTAAGTGGCAAAGTACGATACGGCGAAGAATATCATCAATGCGGCGGCTTCGGAATGCGGCCTCACCACGTCGACAAATTCGCCGTACTCGTCCACTGATCCGGCTGTTATTCAGCTCGTCCAGCTTCTGTACACGGCTGGAAAAGAGCTGCTTTTGATGTATCCGTGGCAGCATCTTACCAACCAGTACTCGTTGACAACGGGAGTCGCCGACACCGGCGACTATCCCTTGCCCACAGATTTCTTGGAGATGATCGACCAATCCGGTTGGTCGTCTACCTATCGCACTCCGCTCGGTGGCCCTCTGGACAGCCAAGATTGGCAGATGGTCACGAATAACAATACTCTTGCGAGTATTTACGTCAGCTTCCGTATCTGGAAAGACCAGTTCAGCTTGTGGCCTCGTCCGCCCGTTGCGGGAGTTAACGTAAATTTTGAGTATCGCAGCCGGTATTGGGTCGGCACCGTCAGCGCGACCGTACCCGTTCTCACACTTACGAAAGACGGCCCCACGGCGTCTTCTGATATCGTATTGTTTGATTATCTGCTCATGGTCAAATTCCTCAAGATTAAATTCTTGAGCGCTCGCGGCATGGACCATTCGGATGCAGATGACGAGTTTGTGACCATTTTCAATCAAATTACGGGAGCGAATAACGGCGCGGCTGTCCTCAGCCTCACCCGCAAGACGCTGTTCCCCTATCTGGGGGACCGTAACGTACCGACGACGAGATTTGGCCTGTGAGCTATGTCGTCAAGGCCGGTGCTCAAGCTAGGCCGATCCAAACGGGGTCGCTCCCTGCGCCATTGGGTGGAATCAATTCCAACGACCCTTTGGCTAACATGGATCCTAACGATTGTGTCTATATGTACAATCTTATCCCTATGCTTAACGGTCTCCATGTTCGTGATGGATATGTTGAGTGGAAAACAGCAGTAGCGGGAACCGGCGGGGTAAGAACCCTTATTCCCGTAAAGTCACAGAATGCCTCGGGTGGATCACAGGACCGCCTTTTTGCAGTCACAATCCTGGGAATTTACGAAGTCACATCCTCGGGCACGGCCCCTGCTATCGTCGTAAGCTTCCCAATCACAACCGGGAATGCTGGATACGGCCATTGGTTTGAGTACACCACTACTTCGCTTCAGTATATCATATATCTGGACGAAGCTAATGGGATGTACACGTTCAATGTAGGTACGAATACGTGGCTCAAAGTCACTCTCGGCGGTGGTGCGAATCAAATTAGTGGCGTAGACCCCGCTAACCTCGTACATGGATGTTCTTACAAGGGCCGACTGTGGCTGGTCGAGCGAGATAGCTCCCGTGCATGGTATCTGGCTCCCGATGCTCTTTACGGTGCCGCCACGAAATTCGAGCTAGGAAATAAATTCCTAAAGGGAGGATTTCTTGTCGGCACTTATATCTACATGGTTAACGGTTCTGTCGGCCCCCAGAAATTTCTCGTATTTATTAGCTCTGTTGGCGACGTCTCTCTTTGGACTGGCACTGATCCGGCTAGTGCAACGACGTGGGATTCCGCAGGCTCATTTTATGCGGGCGATATCCCTGCTGGCCGAAATATCGCTAACTCTACTCAGTTTAATGGCGATCTCCTTATTATTTCTATTTACGGGGTTATTCCTGTATCGAACCTTATTGCAGGATTGACCATAAATGATAAGAAAATCGCCTTTACGGACAAGATTTCTGCCCTCATAAACAGTCAAATCTTCCAAACTCGTAATCAACGCGGTTGGGAGATCGTGGCTCACCCCAAAGAGAATTTGATTATCATCAATTCTCCGCTTTTGGCCGGAAATCCGTACTTACAGTTCGTACAGAACGTTGCCACTCAGGGATGGGGCATATTCCGTGGGATTCCTTATCAGTGTTCTGCGGTTTATAACGGTGAGCTTTATTTTGGCACCTCTGATAATCGTGTTTGCGTGCATCGCGGTGATGTGGACAATGAGTCACTTGCTGGGACTGGTTCTACTGCTATTAACTGGTCTCTCCTCACGGCGTTCATAAAGTCCACGCCAAATCAGAAGATACCGTCGTTTATTCGGGCGTATTTTTCAGCTGCCAATGCTCCGTCGTGGGATGCTCAAGTTGCCTACGACTACAATACACTTGAAAACACAGCTACGATTCCAAACACTACCCCCAAGGGCGATGTTTGGAGTCTTGGGTTGTGGGACACTGCAATCTGGGGCAGTAATTCAACATCTTACGAAGATATTCGTGGGTTGGCGGGAATTGGCGTGAATATGGCTATCGCGCTGCGCGGATCTTCCATATCTCAGACGACTTTCCTGGGATTTGAGACTGCGTATCGCGAGGGTGGATTCATGTGACGCCCTATATCGGTCCGGCGACTCGCGAAGATTTACAGCAATTCTGCGATATAATTAGTCTCAGATTTGGTGATGATCTTCGCGGTATTAAGCTGGTTACTGATAAGGGCATTGAAGTGATGACGGGGTTTGACAACTGGACCCCGAACTCGGTGCAGATGCACATCTGGTCAGGTGGACGCTTAACGAGGAAATACCTCCAAGAAGTGTTCAAATATGTATTCATTACATGTGACAAGATGCTTGCAATTGGCATTACATCGGGGGATAATAGCGCGGCCTTGGATTTTAATCGCCGTGTCGGGTTTCGTAAGGTGTACGAAATCAAAGACGGTTGGGACCTTGGAACCTCTATGGTCATCCAGGAACTTCGTAAGCACGAATGTATCTGGTTAAGAGGTTTACATGGGGCAGAACATATTCCCTCCCGGGCAGTACTCGCGAGGCTCGGGAGTACCAGCTCAACCGCCCACTAACGTTCCTCCTCAGCAGGCTTTCGGGCCTGGAGTGACGGCTGGCGGTTCTACTCCCCCCACAGGTCCGGGGAATGTGAGTGCTGTCGGCCTGCCGCCGCAGGCTCCTCCGCAGTTTGGCCCTCCTCCGGTGCAATTTGCTCCTCCCGGCATGGCTGGGATGATGAGAGGTGGACCCGCGTCTTCCCCCAATTTTGGCGCGTTTCGTCTTCCTCCAGGCGGTGTACCGTCACCCGGCAGAGGGCCTTCTTTTCCTATGGCGATGGCTGCTCGCGGAGATAGGGGTGGAGGTCGTCAGTAATGGGTAAGAAAGCACCAGCGCCTCCTGATATGGTTGGAGCTGCCAATCAGCAGGCAGCGGCTTCCAAAGATATCACGAATATGCAGACGTGGGCGAACCGGCCCACGATCAATACGCCGTGGGGAAGTCAGACTTGGGGAACCACCACTAAGATTGATCCTGCCACAGGGCAGAGAGTAACAGCGTGGACTCAGAATAACACGCTGAATCCACAAGAACAGGCTGCAAAGGACGCACAGGATAGAATCACTGCTGGTAAGTCCGGCATTGCTGAAAGTCTTATGGGCCAAGCTGCGAATCAGCTTAAAACTCCCATAAACTACAAGTCCGCGACACCGATCACTACCGGACCGAAGGCTGGAACTCTTACACCGAATAACATCAGTGCGGGTCCCGCCTTAACGCCTGAGCAGATGCAGAGAAGCATCAGCATGAATGGCGTCAATCCTGTAGGGGATCCGACTGCTTTCTACAATAAGGCTGGCGATGCTGTGATGCGGGAATTCAACCGCTATCAAGCTCCTGCTCAGCAGCAGGAACTCGCTGCCAAGAAAGCCGAATTGGTGGCTCAGGGTCTTCAGCCCGGCGATCAGGCTTACGATTCTGCAATGATGGGCGTTCAGAATCGTCAAGACATGGCTCGTCAGCAGGCTATGGACGAAGCCACTGGTAAATCGTGGGATGTTGGCAACCAGATGTTCGGTAATACTCTGGAATCCAATAAGAATACTTTCGGTCAAAATGCTCAGCAGGGAGCATTTGCGAATAGTGCTGCTCAGCAAGCCTTTGGTCAGGCGGCTCAGGCTGGTCAACAGAATTTTGACCAACGAGCTACTGCGGCCAATCAGAATTTCAATCAAGCGGCGACCGCTGGAAATCAAAACTTCCAGCAGGGGCAGTCGGCTGCGAACTTCCAAAATCAGGTGCATCAGCAACAGATCGCTGATATGCTTCAGCAGCAAGGGTTTGGATTAAATGAAATTAACTCCATTCTGACGGGACAGCAAATTGCGATGCCTACCATGCCGAACTTCTCGCAGGCCAGCAAGTCCGAGACGCCGCAATTGTTCAATGCCGCACAAGCGAATTTCAACAATCAGTCAACTGCTGACAGCATGAGTAATGCGAACATGCAGGGCTTGATGCAGGGCGGCATGAGTGCTGCCATGATGTTCTCTGACCGCAGACTCAAGAAAGACGTTACATTCCTCGGATTTATCCGTGGATTGAAAATCTACTGCTGGACGTATCTCTGGGGAGCGCCCGGTGCCGGTGTGATGTCAGATGAAGTTGATCCACGCTTTGTGGTTCGTCACGAAAGTGGCTTCGACATGGTGAATTACGGAGCGCTCAATGCTTGACACCGAAGATCCTAAGAATCTGACCCCTGAGCAGATTCAGCAGTTGATGGATGCTGGCGTAAGTCAGGATAAAATCAATCAGCTGATCAAGCAAGCCGAGGGTGAAGATAAGACCTTTGACGATGCCTTTACGGGCAAGAATCTTCAGGGGCGTACTGTCGCGGGCGGCAATTTCGTCGCCAATAACCCGCTTGAGTTCCTGGCCCAAGGTCTACGCGGCTACAGGGAAAAGAAGGCTGCGGAAGCCGACCGTGGGCAAGCTGATCAGCTTCGGCAGGGTGTGGCCGATGCTCGCAAGTTGTACATGAACACTGGTGTTCTAGGTCGCAATGCTGATCCCAATATGGCTGCGATGGGCATGGACGCCCAGATGCGCCCTGATCCGGGCCATGCTCAGGATATGGGTGCCCCGGATATGAGCGGGTTGATGTCAGGCGAAGGTATGCAGGCGATTGCCAATTCACTTCGCCGCAAAGCCTCGGCCGCCGCCCC